ACAACTACTATTGTGGATGTTTCAGGGTTAAACACAAATCCAGTCGGATCTTCTTGTTCCAGGGTTAGATTGAATAAAGTATGGTTTAATGTTTCAGTAACAGCACCAGTCGATGCTGTAAGATTATATTGGGATGCAGATACCGACGTTCAATTTTTAACACTTAATGGCGATGGACATTTTGACTTTAGTAGTATTGGTGGAATAAAAAATACTGAAGCAACAGGAGTAACAGGGGATGTTAAATTAACGTTGCCTGCTGTTAGTGCTGGGGACACAGCTAGCGTACACTGCGAGTGGATTAAAGTTTATAGTTAGGAGGTAGCATATGGCTAATACTACTTCCGGAACAGTAACGTTCGACAAGACATTCGCTGTTGATGAGATTATCGAAGAAGCTTACGAGCGAATTGGCTTGCAATCTGTTTCGGGATATCAATTAAAAACAGCAAGACGTCCTTTAAATATATTATTTCAAGAATGGGGCAATAGAGGATTGCATTACTGGGCAGTAGGCGATACCAATATTGACTTAATCGAAGGTCAAGCAGAATATACTTTTTATAGAGCAACAGGTGATGGAACTTCTTCTGTAACTGTTGGTGGAACAACAGGAACTTCAACGTATGGTATTGCCGACGTTTTAGAAGCTACTCTTAGATCGGATAGAACTGCCACAGACCAGGCTGATTCTACACTTACAAAAACAGATCGATCAACCTATTCAGGTTTAGCCAATAAATTATCTAAAGGAACACCCTCTAGATATTTTGTTCAAAGACTTATTGATAAAACTACTATAACTGTTTATCCAACAGCAGATTCTTCTAATGCATCAAAAGACATGCATATTTATTTTGTAAAAAGAATTCAAGATGCTGATTCGACTTATACTGATGCAACGGATGTACCTTATCGTTTTGTGCCTTGTATGGCGTCAGGGTTGTCTTTTTATCTGGCACAAAAATACGCACCTCAAAGAGTACAAGAATTAAAATTATTATACGAAGACGAATTAAAAAGGGCTTTGGCAGAAGATGGATCTTCTACAAGCACTTATATAACTCCGGAGTCTTATTACCCGAGCGGATAATTATGGCATTTGCAAAAGGAAAATACGCTAAAGCGATCTCAGATAGAAGTGGAATGGAATTTCCCTATAGAGAAATGATTAAAGAATGGAATGGTTCTCTTGTTCATAAATCTGAATATGAATCAAGACATCCTCAAGATGAGAAAAAACATTATAGTGTAGAAGGTCATGGTTTAAGACATGCAAGACCGGCAAGAACTGAAAAAACAGTTGTTGGAATACTAGGACCGAATCCTTTTGAAACAATTGCAGCAGGATCCGGTATTATAAATGTTTTTGAAAAAAGTCATGGAAGATCAACAGATGACACTGTTAGATTTAGAGGTCCCATCTGGACAAGTTCAGATGCAGATGCTTATCAAAATCCAGTGGGTTTTGATGGTGTTACAGGAGCGAATTTAGCAAAAGCTGCTGGCTACTCGATTACCGTTGGTACGCGAGATTCAAGCGGCACGATTACGAATACTGATGACTACTATCACTTTACTGTAGATACAAATACTGCTACAGCTGGAGGAATCGCAGGAGGAGGCAACAATTGTTCGGCTGGTCCGGCAACGTTGGAAGCATAATGGTTGTAAAATATATAGTAACACAGGCACTTAAAGCAGGAGTAAAAAAAGCTTCCAAAAAGTCAAACTGGAAGACAATATGGCAACCAGTTAAAGAAATAGATAAAAAAACAGGTAAACCAAAAGGTCCTCATTTATTAATGAAAGTACAAACAAAAAAAGGTAAAGATTAATGGCAGGATTTACATACGCAACACTCACAACAGCAATTCAAAATTACACAGAAGTAGGAACTTCAGTACTTTCAAGTACAATTACCGATCAATTTATTGATAACTCTGAACTTAGAATACAGAGAGAAATTCCTATTGATGCCGATCGAAAAGAAATGCTTGGAAATTTAACAGCTTCAAAAGATAATGTTTATGCTCCTGCTGGAACTTTATTTGTTAGAGGACTTCAAGTTTATACTTCAACAACAGCGGCAACAGGCGCTAATAGCTTTTTAGAAAAGAGAGATATTAGTTTTTTAAGAGAATACGATACAGCTGAAACGACTACTGGCACACCAAAATATTATGCTATGTCGGGAGGAGCAGAAGGAACTGGTGCAACTTCTTCAGGAAGAATTACAATTGTTCCAACACCTTCTTCAGCTTTTATGTACAAAATTCATTATAATGCTAGACCAATAGGATTGAGTTCAGCAAATACGACAACTTATTTAAGTTTGAATTTTGGCAATGGACTTTTATATGCCTGCTTGGTAGAAGCATTTAGCTATTTAAAAGGCCCAATGGATATGCTACAATTATACGAACAAAAATATCAAACCGAAGTTCAAAAATTCGGTGGAGAACAATTAGGTAGACGAAGACGAGACGATTATACGGATGGTGAACCACGTATACCCGTTCCTTCTCAGACACCGTAAGGATTAAATTATGGCAACACTAACAACAACTATCAAAGAAGCAATCACTCTTAACAACATAGATTATGGATCGGAAAGATCTTTAGATATTTCTAGTGTTAATGAAATTACAAAAAGAGTTGTAACTGCTTCAACAACAGAATGTGGATTAATAGGATTTATATCAGCAATCAGTGGTGTAGGTGTATCCGCTAATAAAGTTGGTTATGTTGCAGGAATGTTTGATGATGGCGATGTAAGATATATTAGAATTACAAATTTAGATTCATCAAATCATATTATGTTAACTTTTAGAGATGAAGATAACACAGAATTTAGAATGAAAGTAGATGCAGGTCACTCGTTTATTTATCCAGGTGATAATAGCGGTGGCGTTGTAGATACAATGAAAGCGGCAGGATCAGCTTTAGCTTCAGGTCTTTCTGACTTAGTAGATATTACAGTTGATACAGATACAGCATCTTGTGATGTTGAGGTATTTGTAGGGAGCGCTTAATGGCATCGAGTTATACGGGTCTTGGTACAGAGTTAATGACAACCGGCGAGAATGCCGGTACATGGGGATCAACAACCAATACTAATTTACAGATCATTGAACAAATTTCTGGTGGCTATACAGCACAAGATATAGCAGGTTCAGCGGATACAACAACATTATCTGTTTCCGATGGATCAACAGGCGCTGTTCTTGCACATAGAATTATCGAATTTACTGGAACTATTACTGGAAACCAAATTGTAACTATTCCTTTGGATGTTCAAACTTTTTATATAGTTAAAAATAATACATCAGGTGCTTATACTGTTCAATTTAAATATGTTTCTGGTTCAGGATCCAGTGTTACTTGGGCAACTACTGATAAAGGAACAAAACTTCTTTATGCTGCCGCTGATCATGCTTCTAATCCAAATTTAGTTGATTCAAATATTGGTGGAGTAGGCGCAGTTGATTTAGATGGCAATGAATTAACTCTTGACGCTGATTCAGATACAAGCATTACAGCAAGTACAGATGACCAAATAGATTTCGAAATAGCAGGCGCTGATGATTTTACAATGACAGCGAATGCTTTCAATGTATTAACAGGATCTCATGCAACTTTTGCTGATAGTGCTAATGCTAAATTTGGTACTGGCAATGATATGTTAGTTTATCATGATGGATCAAATTCATACATTACAAATGCACAAGGCGCTTTAAAAATCGCAACAGAGACTTCAGGTATTGCAGTTACAATTGGACATACAACTTCAGAAACAACAATAGCTGACAATCTTACAGTAACAGGAACTTTAACAGGTACTCTAGCAACGGCGGCACAAGGTAGTGTAACTAGTCTTGGTACTTTAACAGCTCTTACTGTAGATGATGTTGCCGTAAATGGCAAAGTTGTAACCATGACAGGTTCAGCTAGTGATACAGCCGTATTAACTGCTGGAACAAACGGAACATTAAGTATCGTAACAACTGATGCGGCGGCAGCAGCAGCTAATATTCAAATAACAGCAGATGGTACAGTAGACATTGATTCAGCAGGTATATTAACTTTAGATTCAGGAGCAGCAATAAATATCGAACCCGCTGCTGGTTCAGCAATTTTACTAGATGGTACAATTAGTGTAGATGCAGGAGTAGTTACGGGAGCAACTTCAATTACATCTACTGCTTTTGTAGGTGCTTTAACAGGAAACGCTTCTGGTACAGCAGCTACAGTAACAACTGCAGCTCAATCTAATATTACAAGTTTAGGTACTTTTACAACTTTAACAGTTGATAATGTAATTATTAATGGCACAACAATTGGACATACAAGTGATACAGATTTGATTACACTTGCTGATGGTGCAGTAACAGTTGCTGGGACTATTGGTTCTGGTGCAATAACTTCAACTGGTATTGTGACAGGTACAGCTTTTACTGCTGGTAATGCTGTTCTTGCTGAGGCAGAATTAGAATTATTAGACGGATTAACAGCAGGTACAGCTATTGCTTCTAAAGTGGTTACTACGGATGCCAGTATAGATACAACAGGACAAAGAAATTTAACAATCTCTGGCGAACTAGACGCTGCAACATTAGACATTTCTAGTTCAATTGATATTGCTGGTGCTTCACAATTTAGTGGTGCAGTTACAGTTGGTGTTGATGACACAGGATTAGATGTAAAATTATTTGGTGCTTCTGCTGGTGCCTACATGGAATGGGATGAAAGTATAGACACACTTAGAATTGTGGGAGCATCTGCGGATGCGACTACGAGTACAGGTAAATTACTTTTAGCTACATCACTAACAGATATTAATGCAAGTGACGTACTAGGAAAAATAGACTTTCAAGCTCCACTTGAAGCTGGAGGAACAGACGCTATTACTGTTGCTGCTTCCATCCAAGCTATGGCTCAAGCTACATTTACTTCTTCTGTCAATGCAACAGATTTAATATTTTTTACAGGACATTCAGAAGCAGCTACAGAAAAATTTAGATTTACCTCTGAAGGAGAGATAGGTGTCGGAGGTGCTAATTATGGTACCGATGGTCAAGTTTTAACTTCTGGTGGTGCAGGAGCAGCTCCCGCATGGGAAGATGC